CAATTTTTGAAAAGATTTTGAATTTTCCAAATTCAATCTTTAGTGATGTTTCAGATGCAATTAATTCTGCATTTGGCCGTGGTGGTCAAGGAGATGAATACTCTAAAACATCCAACTCATCTATGTCTCGCAATTTAGCACTTCAATGTGAAGCAGCAGAATTGCCTGGTAAAACAATGACAACTGCGGATGTTAAAATTTACGGACCAACTTTCAAAGTACCATATCAAACACAATATAGTGATACATCATTAACATTCTTGTGTACGAATGAATTTTATGAGAGAAAACTATTTGACCGTTGGATGGAAGCAATTCACCCAACAGACACAAACAACTTGAGATATCCCAAAGGCGATAAATCAAGGTATTTGACAAACATTAAAATTATTCAATATGATGATTTTATCAAACAAATTTATGCAGTAGAATTGATTGATGCATTTCCAATTGGAGTTGCACCACAAACATTGAGTTGGGCAGATGATGGTTTTCATCGCCTTACAATTTCATTTGCATATCAGAAATATCGTACCGTATATGAAGGTACATATGATATTGGCGCAGCTGCTGCAACACTCTTTGGTGCGGCTGGGTCAAGACTCTTACCATTTGGTAGAGCACTTTAATAATTAACAAGCGAGGATATTATGCTACCTAAACTAGATGTTCCAATCTATGAAGTGAAACTCATTTCGACCGGAAAGCCTATTCGTTTCCGCCCGTTTCTTGTGAAAGAACAAAAACTCTTTCTCATGGCGGCAGAATCAGAAGACGCAAAAGAAACAATTAATGTTATTCGACAAGTTTTGAAAAATTGTGTGTTGGATGATATTGATGTTGATGCACTACCAACATTTGACCTCGAATTTCTCTTTATGAATATGAGAGCTAGGTCTGTTGAAGAAATTGTTGACTTAAAATATAAGTGTAACAATGTAATAAAAAATGAAGAAGGTGAAGATGTTCAATGTAGTGGAACTGTTGGCTTCAAATTTAATCTTTTAGAAATTGAACCCACAAAACACCCAGACCATACAACTCAAATTAAACTAACAGAAAATCTAGGTATTAATTTAAAATATCCTACATTTGAAATGATTAAGAAATATGAAGACTTGGATGAAAATGAAGTCTTGTCCCGTGTTCTAATTGATTGTATTGATTTTATCTTTGACAACGACCAAATTTATTATGCCAAAGATTCAACCAAAGAAGAACTGGAAGAATTTATTGATTCCATGCAACAAAAAGATTTGGAGAAATTCAAAGACTTTTTTGATAAAATGCCTGAGATTAAGAAAGAGGTAAAATTTAAATGTCCAAAATGTAATTACGAAGAAGAAATTACAATTAAGGGCATGCAAAATTTTTTCGTCTAATATTTCGTTATGATACATTAGGTAACTATTATCAGACGAACTTTGCATTGATGCAACATCACAAGTATAGTTTGACTGAGCTTGAAAACATGTTACCTTGGGAAAGAAGCATTTATGTTGGACTTTTAATTAAGTATTTGGAAGAAGAAAAAGAAAGAATCGCTTTACAAAAACAAGCAAATAAAAGAAGCAGATAATGGCAGATTTCAAAAGTAAATATATCTCCGAACTAGAAAAGGGCAAAGGCCTTATTGGTGGCGCCAAAAGTGCCGCTTCTAGTAGTATGGACGATTTCAAAAAACAATTTAGCAAAGAAAGTATAGCTAAAAAGGCATTTGGAGGAGATGATATATTATCTGCATTGATTCGTGGTAAAATGGGAATCAAAAAAGAAAAGGGTGGAAAATCACCATCAAAAGACGGTGAGTCTGGTGGTGGATTAGGTGAAGATGCAACATCTGTATTAACAATCATAGCAAAAAATTCTATGTCTCTTCCTGGTATGGCCAGAGATATGAATGTGTTGCGACAAAACATTGTCAAACTTGTTAAGTTAAAAGGTGGAGAAACAAGTCGGTTCGGTGGCAAGGCCGATGCATTTTTTAAGGGTTCTAAAGAGAGAGAAGAATCTTTAGAAGCTGAAATGGCGAGTAAGAGGAAAGTGCCGGCAAAGGCACCGGCATCTGCAACACCTGCAACGGGCGGTAAGGGTCTTGGTGATATATTTACAATGATTAAAGATGGTCTTATACAAGGCGCAAGGTTTCTTTTCAATCCAAAAAATTTATTAAAGATTCTTGGTAAACTAGCATTACCTTTATTGATTATCGGCACATTGTTTTCAGGCATTAAAGCTGGGTTTGAAAAATATCAAGAAACAGGAAATTTTACCGAAGCCATTGTTTCTGGCCTTGGAGGAATGTTAGAGTTTTTAACATTTGGCTTATTAGGTGAAGATACACTCAAACAAGTATTCGACTCATTAAGTGGAGTATTTCAACCAGTATTAGATACTGTATCAAATATTTTTGATAGTATTAAAGGATTCTTCAAAGGTATTTTTGGTGGTACAGTTGATGTAAAAGATGTTGAATCTGGTGGTGCCAAGGCAGTTACTCCAAAACTACCAGAAGGTGGTAAGATGGGTGGCGCAGGCGGTGAAGCAGCTGCAATGGGTGCAGAGTTAACATCAAAAGCAACAGAGATGGGTATACCCGAAGGAACAATTCCAAAAGGTATATTTGGTGATATGGGTAGTGTCATGGATTCTATGGCTAAAGGCGACTTAAAAGGAGTTGCAAGCCAAGCAGAAGTGATGAAACAGAAGTATCCTCCGCAAGCAGGTCCAAAAGCAGAAACACCAGAAGAACAATCTGCAAGAAATTACGAATTAAATAAAACTCTAACCTCTAAGGTTTCAGGTGCAATTGGTATTGATTTACCAATGCCTGCACCACCATCTCCTGTTATGAGTCCACCACCTGCAGCAGCAGCGGGTGGAAGTTCAGGTACTGCACCACTTCCAGTAGCAAAAGATAAACCAGCACCAGACTTAGCACCCGCAGGCTCTGCCGGTGCACCGACACCTGCGGCACCTCCTCCGCCACCTCCAACTCCAACTGCCGCAGCAGGTGGTGACAAATTCGCAGAGAAAGCAGAATCGAATAAACTAGGTGCATTACAATTCTTAAAAAGAACACTCGGTATATTACCAGATAAAGATGGTGTTTATCTTGATATGAGAAATGGTGAAAAGAAATTAAGTGAAGAAGAAGTTAGAAGCAGAATTTCAGCCGCAGGTAAAGACCCTGATAAAGTTTTAGGATTACTAAAGAGTGCCGATGGCAAAGGCAAAATAGATTTGTCTAGTGGAAATCTAAACACGATTACTGGTGGTGCAGTTGGTGGAGGCGGAGGTGGTGCACCTCCTGCACCATCAGTAACACCTGCACCAATGACAGGTGAACCTCCTGTTTCGGGTGCATCATTATCATCTGCATCAACAGAAGTCGCAGAAGCACAACGAATGGAATCTGCCGCAGATAAAGGTTCTGTTGTTAACTCACCTACAACTAATAATTCATCCAGTTCTTCTGGAAAACCAAGCAAACAAACTGCAAGTGCATATGATTCAGACTTTGCACAAAGATTAGCGGCAACCTAATATGAAAATACCTGAAGGTTTAAAAAGTTCTATTACCTCCAAAATTTTAGGTAAAGGTGCAAAATCAATTGCATCTAAAGTTTCTGGTGGCGGTGGTTCTGATAATACCACATTGATGTTCAAAGTTATAGCCAAAAACTTTATTGCATTACCTGGTATGGCAAGAGACTTAAATGTAGCCAAACAAAATATCATGCAGTTGGTTAAACTGGAAGGTGGAAAAGCATCCAAAGATGCACCAGATGCTCCATTAGGTTCAAAAGTCTTATCTGGTGAAGAAGCACAAGCTAAGCTCGATAAAGAATTAGAAAAAGGTAAATCAAAAACACCAACACCAGCAGTACCTAAGAAACCTGGCGGTGGTGGTCTTCTTGGAACAATAACAAAAATGTTTAAAGTTGGTGCAGTAATTTTTGCACTATCTCAAATTCCAGGCGGATTCATTAAAGACATGTTTGATGGTATTGTTGATTCTATAAAAGAATTGGCAAGCTTGTTATTGAATGAAATAAAAACGGCTTTCGATGGGTTTGTTGAAGATATTAAAAAGTGGTTCAATGATGTTGTACAACCTATACTGGATGAATTAAGTGCATTTCTACAAAAAGTTTGGCAAAAAATAACAGACTTTTTTAAACCTGTTTTCGATTGGGTTGGAGAAAAAATAAAAACAATTATTGAACACCTCCAACCTGTATTTGATTTTATGAAAGGTGTTTTGGATAAAGTTTTTGTTGTAGTAAATGCACTTAAAGAAAAATTAGCATATCTGCAACCAATTTATGATTCACTTGTAGAGAAGGTTAATAAAGTAAAAAGCCTTCTTGGCATGGATGAAAAGAAAGCAGAAGCACCAGCAGCACCTGTTGCAAAAGCACCCGCCGCAGCATTACCATCTACTGGTGCCGGTGGTGGTAGAGGTGGCCAAGGAGGTCCAACTGCCGCAGAAAATATAAAAAAGAATTTAACACCATCTCAATTACAATGGTTAGGTAATGCAGACCCAACTGACGAATATATTATGTCGAGGATGCCTGCACCAATAGCGGGCGAAAAAGGTGGACCTCCTGCACCAAAACCTGCGGCCGCAACCGCTGGCGCAGGCGCACCCTCTGGTCCCGCACCTGTTGTATCTGCTGGTAAAGCACCTGCAATGGGTAGTTTAGATGACACAAAGAAAATGATTATCAAACATGAAGGCATAAGAGATATGCCTTATAAAGATAGTCTTGGTTTGTGGACAGTCGGTGTTGGACATTTGATTGGAGATGGCAAGTCATTACCTCCAGAATATAATAGAAAATTCACTCAAGCAGAAATTATGAAAATGTTTGATGATGATTTTCACCATCATGCAAAGGCCGCTGAAAAGATTCCAGGTTACAGTAAAGCAAATGCAGCTGGTCAAGGTGCATTGATTGATTTGACATTCAATATGGGTAATTCTTGGTATAAAAAGTGGCCTAACTTCTGTAAAAAATTAGCTGCAGGAGATTTCAAAGGTGCTGCTGATGAACTCGCAGGAAGTAAATGGGCTCAACAAGTAAAGAGTAGAGCGCAAACCATTATAGGTTTAGTAACTAATGCGGGCGAAGGCGGAGCCGCACCGACTCCTGTAGGTGGTGAAACAAAAGTCGCTTCTGCGACACCTTCTGCTGCACCAAGTCCTGCACCTTCACCAACATCTGGTGCACCTGGTGGTCCTGCAAAAGTAACTGCACCTGCGCCAATGAAAGATTCTGTTCCATCTGCAAGTGGTGGTGCAACTCAAACTGCCGCAACTGGTGGTTCACTTTCTAGTGTAGTTAAACTTGATTCTGGTGTTGACATTGGTGGTTTTGCAACAGAATTTGAAAAACGTGTTGCCACGATGGCCGCAGATTTCAAATCAAAAACAGGAAAAACATTACTGGTCACTTCTGGTTATAGAAGTAATGAAAAACAAAAATCATTATTCGACCAAATGGTCGCTAAACTTGGTGGTGATAAAGCTGCGGCTAAAAAGAAAGTTGCAGAACCTATGCCACCTTTAGGGCAAGGCAAAGGAAGTTTTCACTTAAAAGGTCTTGCAATTGATATTAACTCAAAAGGTGCAGATGGTCTAAATGCACTTGCAGGTCCTAGAGATAAACCTACTGGTTGGTTAGAATCATTTGGTCTGACACGACCAGTTGTTGGTGAAGATTGGCACGTTCAAGCAACAGGTTTAGCACCAACACCTGATAACCCTGTAAATCCTGGTTCTCCAACATTAGTTGCGGGAAAAGATGGCAAGCCAACTAACTTGGCAACAGGTAAATCAGAAAGTCTTCCTGTTGAGGCAACAAGTAGTAGTAGTGGTACTGCGGTTGCATCTGCATCCACAGAAGTCGCAGCAGGTCAAAGAGCACAACAAAAACCAAGTACTCCAATTATTATTAATGCACCAACTACAACTACAACTACTGTAGTTAAAAATGAGTCTGTTAGAAATCCAAACGAAAAAGTAGCAGACACCAATCAAACTCTACTTGCAAGAGCCACATAAAAAAACCCTGCCGAAGCAGGGTTCAAACAAAGTTTTATTTGTTTATTGTGCAAGCGATTTGAAGTAATCCAAATCTTCATCTTCTGTAACTGGTTTATCAATCACAGAAATATCATCATCATTAAACTTGCTTACTACGGCAGTATCTGCCTTAGATACAGGTGCAACACCTTCAAAGCCTAGAACCTTATCAAGACGAGACTTGAGTTGGTCATAAGGTTTGAATTGTTTCTTCTCTGTAAATTCTTTCAGAGAGTATTCTTTCTTCCACAATTCTTCAAGTTTAGAATCATCACCATCAAGTACTGCACCTGGTGTGGCGAATTCTGATTTATCGTAGTTGCGATAACCTTCAACATTACGAATCTTCAACTTGAAGTTAGCACCTTCCCATAAGTCAAATGGGTTAACAGGTGTCTCATCCGCAAACTCAGGATTCATTGCTTCAGTAATCTTATCAAAGATTTTCTTACCAAACTTATACAGTTTGATTTGACCTTCGTTGGATGGGTTTGTTGGGTCTGATACGACCAAAATATTTGCAACATAACTCAACTTGCGTTTTTGTTTACGAGCAATTTCTTTGTTGGCTTCAATGCCAGAGTTCCATAGTGTATTGTTGTGTTCACAAACTGGACACTTCTCATTAAGAGTTGTGAGACAGTTATCAATGAACCAACCACCAGGTCCCTGAAAACCGTGACTGAATGTGCGAACCCATGGAAGAGCATCGTCACCATCAATCGCAGGAGCAGGGAGAAAACGAATAACAGCCATGCCGTTACCTGCTTTGTCTACTTCTGGTTGCCAGAAACGTGTGTCATCTTTGGATCCTGCTTCAGCAGGTTGGGAGGTTGCTTCAATCGCTTTGGTTAGTGTTTTGATATCACTACGATTGCGCTTAAGATTAGCAAATGAACTCATATGTATTTCCTTGTATAAATTGTATGTTAGTATATTTTCTTATCCACATTATGCATTATATCAGATTATATATGTCTTCTGTAACCAGAGATTTCAGTTTCAACAAAGTGTTACCGACCTCTTTATGCAGAATACCTATACCACCTGCCGCATTGAATGATTGAATTACATCAGGTGTATCATCAATAAGGATTGTGTCGGGTCTTGCATATTCGGCTT